CCTTCTTCTCCTTGCCTAAAGCCTTGAGCCTTTTTATCTACTTCATGTCTTGAAAAGTATGACTTCATTCTTTTTACTGTATCTGCTGACAAGTTTTCTCTAGCTATTAATTGTCTTGCTCTAGTAGCACCAATATTAGTACCACCTCTGTTAAACTCTTTTCTCCAATCAATACCTTTTCTAGCTTCTTCTGCCATTGCTACTGTAGGTTTTAAATTAATATCTTTATAAAGATTAGTTAATGAATGATATGTTTCATGGCTATCGCAAGGCATGTAATAGGTAACACCATTAACATCATGACTATGTGAACCTATACAACCTATTTGTAATGCTCTAGCTTCTGCTTGCTCTTGGCTCTCATGCAATTCCATTGTTTTTAGAGTTTTTTTTTCACCATAAACATCTTCATAAAGTTTCTCAGCATCATCTGTGTTTTGTGGTTGAGGAGCTTGTGCCTCTGGACTTCCTAAAGGAAATAAGTTAGCAGGGATATATATTTCATCTCCACCTGATATTGGGTCTAGGTTTAATCTTTCTCTAGCTTCATTTCTAGTTAAAACCCCTTCATTAACTGCTCTAAGTATATTATCTGTTACTAATCTTCTTCTTTCAGAGATAGCAGGAATACCATCAATATCATATTTAAGTTCTATATCATCTCCAAATAAAGGTACTAACCATTCATTTAAGTCAGATTCTAAATGATGTAATAAAGGAATAATAGTTTCTTCATATAAAGCCAGTCTAGCTTCTGCCATATTGTTGTATGTTTGTGTATCTGAAGCTCCTATAAGTTGAGCAGGAACACCAAATACTAATGCAATATCTTTAGCAGACATGGATTTCATGTTAGCAAAGTCCATGTCTTTAGGAGATAAGCCCATTTCTTTATAATCAAAATCTCCTTCAAGTATCATTGTTCTACCTGTATTACCTGTTCCATTAAATCTTGATTGTAGGTCTTGTCTTAACTGTTCTCTTTGTGAATCAGTCAACATAGCCATAGCACCTGTTTCATCTCTAGGTTTATAAACTACAGCACCACTAGGTCTTGCTCCATTAATTAATAAATGAGTATTATGTTTACCACCTAGATTATGTTGGTCTATATCTGCGGCGGCAGGCATTAAAGGAGATTGCCCCATAAAGTCATCCATAGGGTTAAATAATTTGATTTGTTTTAATACAGATTGACCAGTTAAAGGATCAATATCATACTTATCTCTTATTTGTCCTTCTACAACATAATGGTAACTATTTGGCATAAATCCATATTTAGTTGTTTTAATTTCTATTCTATCTGGTCTTAAACAATATAACTCTGTAGGTACTCCATCATCACTTCCTACTCTTAGCATATAGCTGTTGCCTGATATTAAAAGATAACTAACTAATTTTTGAAAGTATTCACTTTGGGACATAGTAGGATTAGGTTTGCTTAATAAATCTAGCAATGGGTGGTCGTCTATAGGTTGATCGCCCCTCATAAGTTTAAAAGGAACTGCCGCAACTCCATTGGCTATCTCATTAATGCATCTGTATACAATAGCATTCTCTGTATACCCATCTCTTGCTAAGTCAGCATAAGAATCTCTTGATGTTGCATTGCTGTACCCTGTTTGATGATAATTTACTGTTGATCCACCACCATAAATCTTTTGCTCACTTGTTTTATTTAATAAGGCTTTCCAAGCATTCTTAATTCCCATTAGCTAACTCTCCATAAAGCTGTCATGCTTGATTTACTTAACTCTGTTAAACCCCAAACTAGGGCATCAAGTCGGTCTGGTGATTTTGACTTTTCACCTGTAAAACTACACATTTGGTCTTCTAATTTAGAAAAAACACCACAATGTGATACTCTTTTTTGTTCATATAAAGCACTTATTGGTTCTGCTCTTATAACTTTTCCCTTAGTTGCATTAACTGATTTATAAGGAATGTTTATATCAACAGTTCTTAATAATCTTTCCACCAAGTCGCCTCCATTATTAACTTCAGCTATAATCCTTGATGCATTATACTTATAATAAGCATTAACAGCAGTTTTAGCCCAAGCATCAGCAGACATCTTTCCTGAAACATCATCTAATATATAATACCTGTTGTCAATTCCTAAACCACATACCACAATTCCTGTTTCATCACTATTTATATTTGCAGTAACAGCAGGATCAATAGCAATAACTGTTCTTTTCATTTCTGGAATCTCATTAACTCTTAATTCTTCTATCATTGCCATTGACCACAATGCACCTTCAATATCTTCTAATATTTCTGCATATAACTCCTGTCTACCTAATCTTGTTCCTTCATATTGTGTTTTAAACAATTCTAAAGCAGAATCTGCAAGGTTATCTTTATTTTCAAAAGTATTACCTTGTGTAGTTACAACATCTTTTCTATCATATAATTGTTTTATTAACTTAGTTGGTCTAGGTGTAGTTGTTACTATTGTTTGTGGCTTATCACCTAATCTCATTCCGAATTGTAATTGATTCCAAGAGTCTGGATATTTCCATGCGGCTAACTCATCACACCATGCTCTATGATATTGACTACCTCTAAATCTATCTGGTTCACTTGCACTAAAGCCCATTATCTTTGAGCCATTGTATAACTCTATCTCAGATGTAGATTTATTATAACTAGAGTACCCATCTTTGTAACATTCTAAAGGCATCTGACTTACAATACCTGATACTCCTTCAAAGCAAACTCGTCTTAAATCACCTGTTGTGGGTGCTACAACTGCTACTCTTACATTATCATGGCTTATTGCATACAAGATTACATCTATTGCTCCTGTAAGGGTTTTACCCCACCCTCTACCTGCAAGTATTAACCAGACATTCCAATCACCTCTAGGTTTTAATTGTTTGTTCCTAGCTGTGCTATACCAATCATTGTATAGTTTTATTGTCGCTTTCTTGCTTGTCGTAGGCAAGTTCGTCAAGTACTTCAAGAAGGTCTTGGAATCTATCTCCGATTTTAACATCTACTTTTAATCCATCCCCAGTATGTTCTGTTTCAACTCTATCTTTCCAACCTGCTCTATTTTTAAGATAAAATATCATTGCTGTATTATCTCCTGCTCTTGCTTTTGTAAATAAAGCATTAGTAATAGTTGCAACTCCTTTATCTCTTCCTCTTTTTATAGCCTCCGAAAACTTCGGATACTCTGCTTGTTTCTCATATAAAGTTGTTTCTCCCATTCCTAGCACATTAGCTATTTGGCTCATAGTTAAACCTTGTGCTGATAAAGATTCTGCTTGTTTTATTATTTGTTCAGTAATTTCTATTTTTGGTCTTGCCATTATCTTAATCCTATATATTTATGAGTTTGAATACTAATTTTATAATCATGGTTTGTAGCTGTATCAATACATATTTGAGTCGCTTTTGGGTTCTGACTTAAAGGCTGTAAGTAAACTGGCTTATCAGTAATGCCATACTCCTCTAAAAAATCTATTAGTACACCAACATCTTTTTGTTTTCCTATTGGAAATTTAATTTCATTAGCTCTTGATATAGCTTGTTTAATTAAACTTTTTTTTCCTGCCATGTTAATCTTAGGACTTACTGTTACAAATGTGTCATAATGACATCTTATAAACTCTGTACCAGATGTTTCTATTTGAACTTTAAAATTATTTTCTATTAAATCATTAGTTAATTCTGTTAAATCATATAAGCAAGGTTCCCCACCTGTAATAACTATGTTCCTTGCTACAAATTTATCCATTATTAAATCATGTAATTCATCTACAGTAATTGTAGCATAAGTAGGGCTATCAACCTTTTTATTTACTATATTATATATACTGTCTTCCATTCCTTTTTTTAAATGCCATGTATGTTTAGTATCACAGAAGGAACAACCTACATCACAAGATTGTAGTCTAATAAAAACACTTGGTGTTCCAGTATGTGTACCTTCACCTTGTATTGTTTCAAATATTTCATTTAATTTTAGCATATTTTATTCTCATACTTTATTTTATCTGACTGTATATCATTAACATGACTAGATTCCCAAGGAAATACAATCCATTTATTAGATTTTAAAACATTGTAATAGTTTTTACTTTCTTCTTTTGCTACCCAACAGCAGTAATCTTTACACATAAAACCTTTATAACTATTATATGTAGCACCACTATCTATAATGTCATCTACCCATAAACAACCACTTCTAGGTTTTAAAATTAATGGAATATCTAATAAATGGCTAAGTTTAACAGCTAAAACTAACCCTCCTCTAGCAGGACCATATACTCCATCATATTTTTGATTTTTGTATTTATTTTTTAAATGCGCTACAGCTATATCAAATTGTTTCCAACTTAGATGTCTATATGAACTCATTGTCATCTCTATGCCCTACTTTCATTGCCATATTAGAATCCGTTTCTCTTACCTCTACTTTACAGCACCATATTCTTTTATCTTCTCCATACTCTTGTAAAAAAATAGTATTTATATACTCATATATAAAACTTGCTAATCCTTCACATCCTGTTTTCTCTACCTCTACTATCTTTGCTACTTTCATATCACCTAGTGTTTTAAGTAAATCATATTCTGGGTCGTCTTGTGCTAATAAAAAAGTATGATCAAACCATTCCTCAAGTTTTTCTTTTAAAGGTCTTAAACCTCCATAATCCATTACCCAATTTCTAGCATCTAAAGTTTCACTTTCAAATTCAAAATGAAATGATAAAGCATA